TTCAGACGTGTGCTCTTCCGATCTCTGCACTCCCATGCGGTCCGGCCCGAATACCAAACCAACCCATAACGGACCCATAATATGGGTAAGAAATGGGTAATCCGCCGTCATCCCTCCTGGCGAAAATCCTCCAACTGCCTTTTTAGCCACTTGTAAAACCGGTGTCCGCGTCTGAAACTGGCCAAGCTTCCTGCAGATCGTAGGACGGCGCGCACGCTCACGAAGGGCGTGGGAAAAGGCATGATGCCGCTGATCCAGTCCTCGAATCCAACCAGTCGATCGACCGGGCGCCCGGGCGATTCAACCTTCCACGACAACACGGCTCCATATTTCATAAATACAAATCGCCGGCACGTCGCGGAAGAACCGGAAGCCCGCCGCCGGACGGTGATCCCGGTATAGAAAAACGATGCCGATCGGAGAGGGAGAAATCAAAGTCGCGCAGCAATGCGGCAATCCCGACTGTCAAGCCGGCGGCGTCCACCGCGGCGACAACAGTTATCGCGATGCCAGGCGCTGTTTGGGACTGCCGGATCTCTCTGCTCGAACCGAAGAGGAATTGCGCCGGCGGTTTGCCGAGGCCCTGGAGAAGAAGAAAACCCCATGATGGGCGACTGCGAAATCTGCAAAGAAATGGAAGCCGGCCCGCGGAAGCTCGAGCTCACGCTCGATCCGAGGGACGGAAGTCCGATTATGCAACGCAAAATGCGGGTGTGCCCGCCCTGTGTGGAGACGCTGTTCTTCGCTGAAGACGAAGAGTACGAGTACTGCGAGGAATGAAGGTCGCCCTCTACGCGCGCGTTTCAACGGCGCACCATTCGCAAGATCCGCTGACCCAGCTTCTTCCGCTACGGGATGAAGCTCAACGCCGCGGCGACACGATCGTTGAGGAATTTGTCGATCTGGGATGGTCCGGAGCCAAGGACCGCCGGCCGAACCTGGATCGCATGATGCAGGACGCGCGAAAGAAACGCTTCGACATGGTTCTGGTCTGGCGCTTCGACCGCTTTGCGCGAAGCACGAGGCATTTGCTCACGGCCGCTGAAGAGTTTCAGAAACTCGGCATACATTTTTGCTCGTTGACGGAGCGCATCGATACCTCAACCCCGATGGGGATGATGATTTTCACCATCCTTGCGGCAGTCGCTCAGATGGAGCGGGAGTTGATAAGGGAGCGCGTTAAGGCCGGCGTCGATCGCGCGAAGAGACAGGGCACGCGCCTGGGCAGGCCTTCGGTCCTCGTCGACAAGGACAAGATCCGGGAACAGGCCTCGGCAGGCCTGAGTGTTTCGCAGATTGCGAAACAAGCCGGGATTGCGAGAAGCACAGTACGAACGATTGTTGGCAAGTGACAACACGGTCCATGGAGGGACGCATGCAGAGTTGCAGTGATCTAGGAATGAGCTGGCCCGCCGTCGTGGCGCTGGCCGTCACGTTCGCCTTCCTGCTCGGCATGTTCGCGATCGCAATATGGAGCGAGATGTAAATGAAAGAACTCCGCAAAAAGATCCGCGCCATGCTCGCGGCCAAAGAACGCGCAAAGGCGCAATACGCGAAGGCGGACCGGCTCCTTGACGAGCTGGTGAAGATGGCTGCACCGGGCGACGTGATTGACCTTGGCAAAGGCAAGTTGGTCAAGGTCGTCGACAACTTCGCCGATGGCAAGAACCTCGCATGGGGACATGGCAGTGTCCGGCGCTTCGATCTGAAGGTGCTGTGAGCGACCAGCCCACACAGAAGGAACTGACTCCCAAACAGCGCAAGTACGTGAAGGGCGTCGTGGAAGGCAAGTCGAAGAAGCAAGCGGCTCTCGATGCCGGCTACACCGAATCGATGGCCCAAAAGCCGAAAGACAAGATCGAAACGCCGGCGGTGAAGGCTGCGTTTACGGAACTACTCGAGCAAGCCGGAGTCACCGACGAACTCCTGGCCCAACGGATTTTCGAAGGCCTGAATGCGATGGAGTCGAAGTTCTGGCAGCCGCGCGGAGTGGTCGCCGTTAAGGATGCGGAAGGCAACGAGGCGCTCTCCGTGGATGGAAGCGAGTTGATTCGCCGCGACCTGGTCAGCTTCTCGGAACGGCGCGCGATGGTGGAAGTGATCCTGAAACTCACCGGCAAGATGGTCGAGAAGCACGAGCACAAGTTCACCCTCGAGGACCTGCTCGGCGAAAGTCATGAATGAGGCCCGCAGCCGCCAAGATCAAACGCTGGCGCGAAAATCCAGCGGCCTTCGCCCACGAGGAACTGAAGTTCGATCCCGATCCGTGGCAGCAGAAGGTTCTCGATGTGTTCCCGTCGCTCGATCGGGACAAGTTGCGTATCTCGCTGCAGGCCTGCGTCGGACCGGGAAAGACGGGCATTCTCGCGGTACTCGCGTGGAACTTTCTCTCCTGTTACGGCGAGAAGGGCGAGCATCCCAAGGGCGCCGCGGTCTCAGTGAGCTGGGACAACCTGAAGACGAATCTCTGGCCCGAGCTCTCGAAGTGGCAGCAGCGATCGGAGTTTCTGAAAGCCGCGTTTACCTGGCAATCCCGAAGGGTCTTCGCCAACGATCATCCCGAAACCTGGTTTCTGGATGCGCGGAGCTGGCTGAAGTCGGCGGATCCGGAGTCGCTGGGAAAAACGCTGTCGGGCCTGCACTCGAAGTACGTGCTGATGCTCGTCGACGAGAGCGGGACCGTACCGATCGAAATCCTGAAGTCGGGCGACCAGGCGCTGGCGAATTGCAAGTTCGGCAAGATGATCCAGGCCGGCAATCCCAGTTCTCTCGACGGCATGCTCTACGCCGCCGCGAATCAGTTCCGTGCCTTGTGGCATGTGGTCCGTATCACCGGAGACCCCGACGATCCGGAGGCCTGGCAGAAGTCGCCGCGCATTCTCCGGGACAATCCGACGGCGGTCGATTGGGCAAAGGAACAGATCCAGCTTTACGGCCGAGAAGATCCCTGGGTCATGTATTCGATTCTCGGGAAGTTTCCGCCGGCGTCGATCAATGCGCTCCTGAGTCACGAAGACGTACAGGCGGCGATGGACCGGCATTTGAAGCCGGAAGCCTACGAGTGGGCGCAGAAACGATTGGGCATCGATGCGGCCTGGCGCGGCGATGACAAATGGGTGATTTTCCCGCGGCAAGGATTGGCCGCATTCAAGCCGGTCTGGATGCGCAACCCGAAGACGGAAGTGATCGGGAGCCGGATTATCGCGGCAAAGTTGAGATTCGGTTCGGAGCGCGAGTACTTCGACAATACCGGAGGATTTGCGGCGGGAGCTTCGGACTTTTTCGAGGCGGCCGGCTACGTACCCTACCGGGTGGATTTCTCGGGCAAGCCGATCGATCCGCGGTTCTTCAACAAGAGAGCCGAGATGTGGTGGGACGGCTCGCAGATGATCAAGAACGGCGGGGCGCTGCCGTATGTGCCGGAGATGATCGCGGAGCTTTGCGAAACGACGTACACGTACAAGAACGGGAAGCTTTTGATCGAGCCCAAAGAGCAGGTCAAAAAACGACTGAAACGCTCTCCGGACTTCGCCGACGGCTACATGCTGACGCACGCGGAGCCGGATATGCCGCGCCAGTTGGCCCAGCAGCTCGCGGGACGAGAGAGCCATCGGGCACAAAGCGACTGGGATCCGTTCAGAGACAGAGAACACGCCAACATGGAGGTTGGGCATGACATTTAATCAAGGTTTGTCGCTCGTCTTAGCCGGCATGAGCGCCGTCCTTCTTTTCGGAGAGCTCGCGATCTGGCTCGAACGCCGGCGCGCCCAGCGGTTCAAGAAGGCCTGGCAGGAGCATTTGCTCCACATGGCGCAGGCCGACCTTCGACAGCGATTCTCCAAACCCAAAGACGAGGTGTGGAATGCTTGAAGCCGGCACGGCGCAATACTGGGTCAACAACTATCAAAACCCTTTCGGCAAGAAGGTCTCCTCGATCATCGATCCGTTAACGGCCGCAAAGAAAAGCGGCACGCTGAGCTACGATCAACTCCTCCAAGCGCAGCAGGATTACCAAGCGGCGGTCGATCAGTATCAAAGGGACATGCTGACCTACGAGGCCCAAGGCGGGAAGCACGTCAATGTGATCGAGCAGGCCCGGCAAACCTTCGCGCCGAACGATAAGACGCTGCGCGATTCCTGGTTCGGTACCGAACTCCAGGGACTGAAGCCCGCAGATACGACGGAAGTCACCCCTCCCAAAATGGACGATGTGACTCCCGGCACGACAACCCAAGGAGCGATCGACCAGGCCGGCGTCCAGCAGAAGAAGCGTTCGCAAGCTCCCACGGGAAGACGCGGCACGATTCTGGGCGGAGTCTTGGATCAGGCAGGCCTCGGTTTGAGCAAGACCATTCTGGGGGGCTACTGAGATGGCCGACCGGGAATTGCTGCTTGAAATAAGGGACAAGATCGACGCGCACACCGACGCGCATAAGGACATCGACAAGCGCCTCTCGTCGCTTGAACAGTCGCGCGCGTATGCCACGGGCGCGGTGGCGGTCCTGGCCAGCGTCAGCGGTTTCGCGCTCGCCTACGTAAAAGGGATGTTCGGAGGCTCGCATTAAATGTGGGGCGTGTACGACCTGGGCTTTGGACCTCGCGAAGTGCATGTGGCGCCGATGGACGTCGTGCACGAACTCTACGAGCCCTGCTTCTGTGACCCCAAGATCGAAGTTGGAGACGATTACTTCCTCGTGACCCACAACGAAGCCGAAGCCAAGGATGGCCATGAACAACGAATTTAGCCTCACCACCCGACAGCAGTACGAACGAATCCGCGCCGATCTGTGGACGGAGCGATCGAGCTTCGATTCCCACTGGCAGGAACTGGCGCAATACATCTTTCCGAGACGCACGCGGTTCTGGCAGGGCGATCGGAACAAAGGCGATCGCCGGAACCAGAAGATCATCGATTCCACCGGCACTCGCGCCGCCCGAAATCTGCGCAGCGGCTTGCATGCCGGCCTGACCTCTCCGGCGCGGCCGTGGATGCGATTGACGACGCCGGATCCGGACCTTGCCGAATTCGGGCCCGTGAAGCAATGGCTGCACACCGTCACCCAGCGGATGCTGACGGTTTTCCTGCGTTCCAACCTCTACAACGTATTGCCAACCGTTTACGGCGATATGGGGAGCTTTGGCACGGCAGCGATGGCGGTCATGGAAGACGACAAGGATCTGATGCGCTGCTACGCCTATCCGGTCGGCTCCTATGCCCTCGGAATGTCCTCGCGTCAGATCGTCGATACGTTTGTCCGGGAGTACCAGCTCACCGTCTCGCAACTGATCGAAATGTTCGCCTTGATGCCCGGCAACACGATCGATTGGTCGAAAGTCTCGTACACCGTGAAGAACCTCTGGGACAACGGCAATCACAACGCGGCGGTCGATGTCTGCTGGATCGTCACGCCAAACCTGGGCTATGACGCATCGAAGCTCGAGGCGCGCTTTAAGCCGTACGCGTCGACCTGGTTTGAAAAAGGCCAAGAGGAAGAGAAATTCCTCCGACAATCCGGCTTCGACGAGATGCCGATCCTCGCGCCGCGCTGGGATGTGACGGCGGAAGATTCCTATGGAACCGACTGCCCGGGCATGACCGCGCTGGGCGATATCAAAGCGCTCCAATTGATGCAGCGGAGAAAAGCGCAGCTTGTGGAGAAGGGTATCAACCCGCCGTTGCAGGCGCCGCCGTCGGTCCGAAACCAGAAAGTGTCCTTACTCCCGGGCGACATCTCGTATGCCGATACCACACAGGCCGGCGGGGGCATTCGCTCGATTCACGAGGTCCAGTTAGCAGCGGTTCAGTTCTTGACCGCCGATATCCAGGACACACGGATGTCCGTTTCGAAAGCGTTCTACGAAGACTTGTTTCTCATGTTGGCGCAGACGGACAACCGGCAACCGATCACGGCAAGAGAAGTGGAAGAACGGCACGAAGAGAAGCTGTTGGCCCTGGGTCCGGTTCTCGAACGCACGAATGATGAGCTGCTGGATCCGCTCGTCGATCGCGCCTACGAAATCATGCGGCGCGCGGGTTTGATTCCGCCGCCTCCGGAGGAACTGAACGGAGTCGAACTGAGAGTCGAATACGTCTCCGTCATGGCTCAGGCGCAAAAGCTGGTGGGCGTGGTGGGACTCGACCGGTTTGTACAGTCCACCGTGCCTTTAGTGGAACAGTTCCCGGAAGTCCGGCACAAGCTCTCGAGCTCCGCGATTATCAACGAGTACAACGAGCTGCTCGGGGTGAATCCGAAACTCGTGGTTCCGGACGATGAAGCGGCCGCGGCATTCCGCGAGGATCAGCAGCGCGCCCAGCAGCAGATGCAGGCCGAGCAGATGGCTGTCGCCTCACAGAGTGCCAAGAATCTAGCGCAAGCTCCGACCAACGGGGACAACGCGCTTTCGAAAATGTTGGAAGGAGTTCAACAGTAATGTCCACCGTCACGAAATCATTCACGGCCACGGGAACAAGCGATCGGCTCTCCCTGCAGCCCGGCCAGTCGGCCGATTACAGCCTGAGCGGAACATTTGCCGCCACGGTGATTCTCGAGAAATCCGATTCGCCACTGATGTTCTGGAACGCCGTCCGGAGCGGCACGGCCGCCTATTCCGGCAACTTCAAAAACGAAGGCACGGCGCCGGTATGGCTGCGCTTCCGCTGCTCGGCCTTTACGAGCGGGACCGCCGTCACGTCCATTGCCGATGCCGACGACGCGGTCGTCGAAATCAAAGACCAGTCCGGGAACGTGGTCGCGACCATCAAGGATTCCGGGATTCCTTCCTCTGGCTCGGGCGACGTCGTCGGCCCGGCTTCCGCAACCGACGGACACCTTGTGGTGTTTGACTCGACCACAGGCAAGCTCGTGAAAGATGGGGGCGCGGTTCCTTCGGTGCTCGATAAAATGGTCGTCTTCGACGCCGTAGATAACGGCGTCCTGGCGGACGGCGCGGACCGCTCCACGGCATTCTCGGCGCTTCTTTCCGCAGTCGCTGCAGCGGGGGGCGGCATTATCTATTTCAAGCCGGGAACCTACCGGTTCAATTCGCAGATCACGATCCCGGCGACGCTGGGCAATGTGCAGCCCGGTCAGCCCGGACAGGTGAATATCCATCTGCTCGGCGCGGGCAACTCGAAGAACTGGTATTTGACCGGGGCTTCCGTGCTGGACTTTCGCTACACCGGCTCGACGGCGAAATTACTGACGCTCGGTCTGGGTACGCTCGGCATTGAGAATTTGACCTTCAAAGATGGTGGCAGCAGCAACGCGACGCCGTTTATTGAGGCCACGAACACCGTGCTTCGCGTCCGCTCCTGCACGTTTATCGGAAGCGGTTCAACGACTCAAGACGCGATCATCCTCGGCGGTACCACCACGACGCTCGACGGAACCACAACCGGCGCATTCCAGGGCTATGGTACGGCGATTGAAGATTGCCACTTCCGCGCCTTGAATCGCGCCGTCTATGGTCGCGACTATGCGAACTGCGTCATCATCGGCAACTGTTCGTTCCAAGCGAATGTTGGAACGCGGCTGATCGAATCCGTTGGAGCCTCAGGATCGGAAAAGAACTACGGCTGGTACGTCTACGGGAACTGCTTTGAAGTCGATGTCTGTCAGTACGCGATCGTGCTGGACAAAACGAGCCGCTGTTATTTCGTCGGCAACTCGTTCTCCGATCCGCAATCGGCATATGTGTCCGCCTACCGGCTGTTGAACGTCTCGACAGAAAACGTGATCAACGATGCCTACATCCCCACGTCGAAGCCGCTGATCACAGCGGATGACGACACGACGCTGATCAGCAATACCGCGATTTCGGCATGCTCCCGGCGCGACGCCTTCGACTCGGGCATTGCCGCATCCGAGTTTCACGACAACGTGCGCATTTACGGACCCTACACCGCGGCGGACGACAACCCGGGCCAATTGACGGTAGGACTGCGCGGCAGTTCCGGTCGTATGGGTATCGGCTTCTCCTCCACGATCATTTCCGGCGGGGCCGGTGTGATCGGCGCGAAGTGGATCAATCCTGTGCCAGTCGCCATGCTGTCTCCGCTGCTCGGTATTGTGGGGAGCAACAATGTCAGCGGCCTGATGCCCTTTATCGGCGTCGCCGACTTGCAAGTGAATGGCAGCGGCGTCGGCAACGGGGCGGATACGACCGATGACACGCTCTTTACCTACTCCATTCCGGCGCTCGCCATGTCCGGAACAATCTCGGGTTCGCCGAAACGATCGGTCCGCGTGCGAGCCTCCGGCACGTTCGCCGCGAATGGCAATACCAAGCGCGTGAAACTGTTCTTCGGAACCGTCGTCGTCGCGGACTCCGGCGCCCTCACACTGAATGGAGCCGACTGGACGATTGAAGCGGAGATTACGAGTTTGAACACGGCTCCATCGAGCGTGACCGCGGTCGGAACGTTTCGGGCGAATGGCCTCACGGCAGAGATCGTCACCGTGACCGGCAGTGCAACCGTCGCCAATTTGGGAAGCTCATCCTTTGATAACCCGATTCATGTGACCGGCGCCTCCACGGTGACCGGCGCCGCAAGCGACGTACTGGCGTACAGCATGAAAACGTGGTTCGAGAACTAAAGATGAAACCCCTCGTCTCGAACGCGGCCGATACAACCCAACTGAAGCGCGCGGATCGCAAGCTGAAGACCGAGCGCCAGCAGGAGCTTGAAGACATTCGCGAAATGTTCCGGAGTCCCGCGGCACGCCGCACGGTGTGGCGCTGGCTGGCTGAATTCAAACTCCACGGCTCCACGTGGCACCCGAGCGCCCTGATTCACTTCAATGAAGGCCGCCGCGATGCGGCGCTCTTCATCCTGGCCGAGATGGGCGCGGCCGATGAAAACCTCTTGATCCAGATGATGCAAGAGAAGCAAGCGGCCGAACGGCGCGAACAAGAACAGCGCCGAGCCGAAGAAAGACAGCGCCGCAAGGCGGAAGCAGAAATCATGGAGGATTCCGACAATGCCTGATCCCAATACACCCCCGGCTCAACCACCCGTGACGCCGGAGACACCTCAGACCCCGCCTGCAGCTCCGGTAACACCGGCGGCTCCAGTAACACCAGCAGCCCCTGCAACGCCAGCCCCGGCCGCGCCACCGGCACCAACGCCGGTCGTTTACGACCTGAAGCTATCGGATGGCTCGCCCCTGGATGCGACCGCGATTGAGGCCCTCACGGCGTTTGCCAAAGAGCAGAACCTCACTCCCGCGCAAGCACAGGCATTACTGAAAGCCAACGAAACGGCGGCTCAAGGCCTGCTCCGTCAACAGACCCAGCTCCGAACCCAATGGGAGCAATCGACCTGGTCGGACAAGGACCTGGGCGGCGCGCAGAAAGACGCCACGCTCGCGAATGTCAAGCGGGTGATGGACAAGTTCGCTCCGGAAGGCTCGGGCTTTCGCCAGATGCTGAACGACACCGGTTACGGCAATCACATCGAATTCGTTCGATTCGTGAATGCGATCGGTAAAGCCATGGCGGAAGACAAGCCGATTTCGCCTGGAACGGCAACGCCCACGGTGAAGAAGTCTCACGCCGAAATCATGTACGGCTCGACATAGAATTAACGGCAGATCGCCCTGACCCTAAACCGACGCGGCCGTCCGGTCGCGTCTCACAGAAAGGGAAACTATGGCCACACTATCTGTCCTCAATCCGACGCTGCTCGATGTCACCCGGCGTCTGGACCCGGAAGGCAAGATCGACGCGATTGCCGAAATTCTGAATCTGACGAACGAAATCCTGCAGGACGCCACGTTCGTGGAGGCCAACGGCGTGACCGGGCACCGGACGACAGTCCGAACGGGTTTGCCTGGGGCGACTTGGCGCAAGCTTTACGGGGGCGTTCAGCCAAGCAAGTCGACGACCGTGCAGGTCCAGGATTCGATGGGCATGCTGGAGGCGTATGCCGAAATCGATAAGGCTCTGGCGGATCTGAACGGCAACGCGCCCGCGTTTCGCTTGTCGGAAGACAAGGCCTTCATCGAATCGATCAATCAACAATTCGTCAGCACCTTGATTTACGGTAACGAAGGCACGCAGCCGGAAGCGTTCACCGGCTTCGCCCCGCGCTTCAACCTCTCGACCGCTCAGAACGGCGACAACATCCTCAAGGGCGGCGGATCCGGTTCGACCAACACGAGCGTCTGGCTGGTCGTCTGGTCGCCGGAAACGGTGCACTGCATCTATCCGAAAGGATCGAAGGCCGGTCTGAGCCACGAAGACAAAGGGCAGGTGACGGTCGAAAACATCGACGGCAGCGGCGGGCGCATGGAAGCCTACCGTTCGCACTACCGGATGGATGCGGGTCTAACGGTTCGCGATTGGCGCTTCGTGGTGAGAATTTGTAATGTCGACGTGACGGCGCTGGTGAAGACCGCGGCCACCGGAGCGGATCTCACCGATCTGATGGCGCAAGCCCTGGAACTCGTGCCCTCCCTCGGCATGGGCCGGGCGGCGTTCTATTGCAACCGGACGATCAAGAGCTTCCTGCGGCGGCAGATTGCGAACAAAGTCGCGGCCTCCACGCTGACGATGGAAGACGTCGCCGGCAAACACGTGATGACTTTGGACGGGATACCGGTCCGGCGCTCCGATGCGATCCTCAACACGGAAGCGACTGTCGCGTAAACCAAAGGCGAAAGGAAACCATCATGATTATTGATTCCAGACTCGAATTCGCAGACGCCGTATCGGTTGCGGCTGCAGCCGGCACGGCCCTGATCGGCAACGTCATTGATCTTTCGGTTGTGCGCGACATCGGCGTCGGCAAACCGGTGTACCTGGTGATCACCGTCGACACCGACGTCGTGACGGGCGGCGCCGCCGGCACGATCCAATTCAAGCTCGCCTCCGATGCTCAGGCGGCGATTGCGACCGACGGCACGGCCTCGGTGCACTTCACCTCGAAAGCCTTCGTCACCGACGACGCCGGCTATGACCTGAAGGCCGGCCTGACCGCCGTGGCCGTGGCGCTCCCGATGGAAGGGGTAGCCTACGAGCGCTATCTCGGAATCCTCGCGACCATCGCGACCACGACTGTTACTGCAGGCAAGATCAACGCGTTCCTGACGACCGATCCGGCCGCCTGGAAGGCATACGCCGACGGTATCTAGACCATGAGTAGCCCGACAATTCACAACTGGCGCGAGTTGTCGGGCTACACCAAGTAATTTCCAAGGAAGGACACGAGAGAACCATGAAGGTTAAAGCCACCAAGGACGGGTTTCACGGCGGGTACTTCCGCCGGCCCGGCGACGTATTCGAAATCGACGAGGCCGCGTTCACTGCGGTCTGGATGCAACGGTTGGACGGGCCGGCGGAAGAGGACGAGCCGGTCTCTGAAGCCCTGCCTGCCTCATCGGGAAAACCCCTCACCCCGGTCACCTTTGTCGAATTGATGAAGCCGAAAGCCAAGCCGGCGCGGCAACCCAAAAGCAAACAAGACGGTGCGAAACCAGAACCCGCAAAGCCGGAAGCTACCGGCAATGCGGATGTGATCTGAACCGGACGTCACGGAAGAGACAGGAGATTCACGGATGAGCATTCTCTGGTTCGCAGCCGGCGAAGAAATTGAATTTGGAAACCGGCATTCGTCCACAGTGTCTACAGCTGCAGGCGCGGGCACTTACTATCGCAGCGCTTATGTGCGGGCGACACTGCAGTGTCCAAACCTCACATCCGCCGTGGAGGCGGACGGACTGCCTCTGGCTGCGCCTGTTACTTCGGCTTGGCTCAGCGGCCAATTCTATCCAGGCGGCGGCACACAGTTGTTCGGCCTTGGGAAATTCTCCCTCTCGGCTGGCGGTATTTTCCTCACGGCGAGCGGCGGAACGAATAAGTGGCAAGTTGCCAAAGTGTCCAGCACAGGCACGAAAACGATTCTCGCCACGGAGACACTCAGTTCTTTCGCAGGGACGTTGACGCGCGTGGATATGCAGATCACGGGGTTCAACACCGCAAGCGCCGCGATCACTGTCTACCTTGGCGGCAGTATCACCCCAACAGTAACGTGGACCGGCGATCTTACAGGACTCGGTTTCACGGATTTGGACTGCTTCCGCTACGTCGGCGATTCTAGTGCCACCGTTGGTGGCGGACCTTCGCGAATCTCAGAAATCATCATTGCCACCGAAGACACGCGCGCATTTTTTGCAGTGGCGACGCTGGCGGGCAACGCGGCAGGTGACACGAACACCTTCGACTCTGGCGCCTACACGGACGTCAACGAGATTGTGCTCAACGACGCAACGCTGCTTGCCTCTGGAACTGCAGCACAGGAATTTGAAACGAATCTGAATGACCTGCCGGCCGGGGATTTCACCATTCGCGGCGTCAAGGTCACTGCACGGGCATCCAAAGGCGTTTCTGGGCCTGGAACGCTGAAGCTTGGCATCAAGACCGGCGGCACGGTAGACACCGTGGATAAGGCGCTTTCAACCAGTTTGCAAAGTTACGAGCGGGTGATGGAAACCAACCCGGTCACCGGACAGCGTTTCACCACGGCTGAAATCAACGCGCTTCAACTGGCACTGAAGAGCGCGACTTAGGTCTAGGACGATGGATGTCACTAAGTCTTTAGGGGCTGTCGTTGGCGGCGCCACCGAAGCGGCGAATGTCGCTAAGGCTCTATGCGCGGCTGTCCTCGGACAGCCGCGTCTGGAAGTGTTTAAGGTAGCGGGCGCTGTCGTCGCGGGGGCTACCTCCTCGATGCAATCCGGAAAAGTCCTGGCTGCCGCAGTCCTGGCCGGGCCCACGTGCCCGTGTGATTTCGAGTTGGTTCCGGAGCGGGACTCGACCGGTTTTCGAAAGAAGCCGGACCCCAATCCCACATGGGCGAACCGGCAGGAGCGGCCCTCGACAGAATTTCAAAAGCGGCCGGAGTGCTGAAGTAAGACTTTAAGGAAGAGAAGAAAGGCTAAGGATGGCCACCAAAACACAGATTGCGAACCTCGCGTTACTCCGGATTGGGGTGACCCAACCGCTCACCGATGCCGATACGGATACCTCGCGCGAAGCGATCGCCGTGCGTCTCCTCTATGACGAGGAGCGCGATTACGTCTTGCGCGATTTCCCCTGGCCGTTCGCGCGCAAGTATGCAACGGCGACGCTCGTCACCGGCTCCGTCTCGATTCCGGTGAATCCGGACTGGATCTATGCCTATAGCTACCCCTCGGACTGTGTCTTTGTCCGCCGGGTGATCAACTGCTATGGAAGGCAGGCCACCTCACCGCCGCCCTTTGTCACCGGACGCTCGGATGCCGGCGCGAAGCTGATCTTCACCAACCAGCAGGACGCGGCACTCGAGTACACCGTCCGTGTTCCGGAAACCGAATTCGATTCGACGTTTGTCTCGATGCTGGCCTGGCGCCTGGCGGCAGGCCTGGCCACGGCTTTAGCCCGAGCGGCCGAGCTGGGAAAGAACGCTCTCGAGATGTACGCGGCCGAACGCGCTGCGGCGATGTCTCGGGCCTCCGCCGAAGGCGAGTACGCCGTTCCTTCCGGAGACGCGGATCCTCGAGTCCGGGACATTTTCAATCTGGCGCTGACCCGCCTGGGTGTGACGAGAAACGCCGCGTCGGTGGATCCGGAGTTGAGCTTTGTGTCCCTCTGGCCGCGATTGAATTTCGCGGACGAACGGGATTTTGTGCTGAGAGACTTCCCCTGGGCCTGGGCGACAGCCTACGCGATTCCGGCACTGGTGACGGGTTCGGAAACCTCACCGGCAAACGGCGATTGGATCTATGCCTATACATATCCTTCCGATTGTTTGTTTCTGCGAAGGATTGTCACCGGCTTAGGACGCCTGGATCCCAAGCCGCCCACCTACCGCGTTGGCTCTGGAATCGTCAATCCGGAGGCGGATCCCACGGATCAGGTGCGCGGCCGGCTGATTTACACGAACATGCCGCTCGGCTCCGACTTCGGAACGAGCATCGAATACACGCTCCAGGTCACCGATCCCAATGAATTCGATGCGGCGTTTGTCTCCATGCTTGCGTGGAGGATAGCCGCCGCTCTCGCTCCGGGCATTGCCAAGGTGAAGAGCGATCCGAAGATCATCGACCGCGCCTATCAGATGTACGAAATCGAAAAGTCGCGAGCCCAAAGAGCCGCGCTCCAGGAAAGCCAGCACGAAGAACCCCTCGATGCGGAGTGGATTCGAGGCCGTTAAGCAGGAGAAGCCCGCGGAGCGCAAGCCCGATAGGGCGCAGCAGGAGACCAAGGATGGCATTTCAACGATCGTTCATAGCCGGGGAAATCGGACCTTCACTGTACGGTGGGGCGGACCAGGCGCGTTATAACGCCGCTCTGTCCACCTGCCGGAACTTCCTTGTCCAGCGGAGCGGCGGGGTCGCCAATCGCCCGGGCTCGCAGTTCGTCGCGGAAGTGAAGGACTCGACGACGCGAACCACCCTCGCGAAGTTTGTCTTCAACAGCGATCAAACCTATGTGATCGAGGCCGGCGCCGGCTACATCCGGTTTTACCGGCAAGGGGCGCGCGTCGTGGTCTCAAGCCCTGCGGCATGGTCCGGGGCGACGGCTTACGTGATCGGAGACGTCGTGGTCTCCGGCGGGGTGAACTATTACTGCATCCTGGGACACACGAACCACGTTCCGCCGAATGCGACCTATTGGTATGCGCTCTCCGGCAACATTTTCGAAATTCCCACGCCGTACGCGGCCGCGGACCTGGATCGTTTGCAGTACGTCCAGTCGGGCGACGTCGTGACCTTGACGCATCGGGGCTATCGGCCGATGGAGTTAAAGCGGTACTCGAACCGCTGGACGCTGACCGAAGTGTCCACCGCTCCGGCGATCGCCGCGCCCGCGGGATTAGCGTGGACCGTCGGCAATGCCGGCACATTGCCTTACAGCTATGTGGTGACCGCGGTGGCCGAAGAAACCTACGAAGAATCGGTGCCTCCAACCCCGGTTGCGCATACCTCGGCCGCTCCCACGGCTGCGAATCCGAATGCCCTTACGTGGACTGCCGTATCCGGAGCGGCCGAATACAACGTGTATGTGGATCAGGCGGGGAATGGCACGTACGGCTTTATTGGAGTCGCCTCCTCGACGAGCTTCAACGACGTCGGCTACACGCCGGACATGTCGACGACGCCGCCGATCCCGCGAACACTCTTCGCCTCGTCGGGCAACTATCCGCAATCCGTCGCCTACTTCCAGCAGCGGCAATTGTTCGCCTCGACGGACAACGATCCGGAAACGGTGTTTGCGTCAAAGACCGGCGCATTCAAGAACTTCACGATCTCGAGTCCCATCCAGGATGACGATGCGATCACCTTCACGCTGGCGGGACGATTGATTTCCGAAGTGCGGCATCTGGTGGAGGCCGGCCGCGCCTTGATCCTGCTGACCTCCTCGGGAGAGTGGCAACTGGCCGGGAGCGCCGACGGCGTGTTGACACCGACGGCCATCAACGTGACGCAAGAGGCCTATTACGGCAGTTCGCACGTGGTTCCTGTCGTTGTGGGAAACAGCGTGATCTACGTCCAGGCGCGCGGGGGATTTCTAAGAGACCTGCGTTTCGATTACTCGCAGATCAACGCCCAGCATTTGGACGGCCGAGATTTAACGATCTTCGCGCCGCACTTGATCGAAGGCTATTCGATCGACCGCATCGATTACGCGCAGATTCCCAACTCGATCGTCTGGGCCATTCGCAGCGATGGAACGCTTTTGGGCCTGACCTACCTGCGCGAATTCGACGTGTGGGGTTGGCACCGGCACGATACGGACGGCGCGTACGAAGACGTGATCAGCGTTCCGGAAACCACGCCGCCGCCTCCCGGATCCACCACTCGAGGCAAAGAAGAAGACGCGGTGTACGTCATCGTACGCCGGACGATCAACGGCTCGACCAAACGCTATGTCGAGCGGTTCGCCTCCCGGCGCGTGGAAGACTACCGCCTGGATGGATACTTCCTGGATTCGTTCCTGACCTACAACGGCATCAATGCGACGAGCGCAACCGTCACGCTCTCGACGGCCGCCGGTTGGACGACCAGCGATCTGATCACGGTCACGGCAAGTACAGCCACCTTCAGTGCCGGCGACGTCGGTAACGGGGTCACGGTCTGGCAGCCCGGTGTTGGAGTGGTTCGCATCGCCATTGAAACCTACGTCTCGTCGACCGTCGTGAAGGGCCATCCGAACCTGACGGTCCCTCCAGGCCTGCGCAGTACGGCAACCACGAACTGGTCTCGGGCTGTCGATGAAGTCACGGGCTTGTCGCACCTCGAAGGAAAGACAGTGTCCATTCTCGCCAACGGTGTCGTGTTAAGCGGCACGGTGACGTCGGGCAAAGTCACGCTCGCGAACGTCTACGACGTGATTCATGTCGGACTCCCGATCACGGCGGATTTTGAAACGCTCGATATCGACTCGGCCCAAAAAGATATCCGGGACAAACGGAAATTGATCACACAGGCGTCGCTGCTCGTCGATCGCTCCAGAGGAATTCTCGCGGGTCCGGACGAAGACCACTTGAGCGCGTACCACGCCTCGATCGGCGACGAGCTGGGCTTCGATATTTTCGATTCCACCGGGGGTAAGACACGCTCCGCGCTCCTCGAGGTGAACCTCGAAGCCACCTGGGAACAGCCGGGACGCATCTTCGTCCGGCAGACGGATCCGCTGCCACTGGCGATTCTCGGGGTCATTCCAAACGGACCGATAGGAGGCTAGATGGCGTTCATTACGGTACGCAAGGGACGGCGCGCGGTGGAGCGCCAGCAAGTGGCGCCGATCGCGAAGACCGATGTGGGATTGCCCAACGTCGCGAATGTCGAGCAAATGCCGTTGTCCTATTTGGACACGGATCCCACGCTGGCTGGGAACTCGGACGAGAAAGTGTCCTCGCAAGCCGCGGTGAAAGCCTACGTGGACGCGCGGAGTGGAGAGCTCTTAACGAATGGGAATGCGTCCAGTCCCGAACTGATTTTTGCAGATGGAGATGTGATCGTATGCGATTGAGAGAAGTGATCCAGAGAAACACGCGGTCCTTGCAGCCGGCCGCAGCAACGGTTCCGACCGGGACCCTCTATTACGTGACCGACGAATCCATTATGGAACGCTCGAGCGGCACGGCTTGGGAAGCGGTGGGCAGTGCTCCGGGGATACCTGGACCTCACGCCACCTCTCATGAGAACGGCGGCGCCGATGAAATCGATGTGACCGGCCTCAGCGGAGTGCTCGCCGATCCGCAGACCCCTGCGGCGCACACGCACAGTGAATCGGATGTCACCGGCCTGGCGTCGGACCTGGCCGCGAAGCTGCCCACGTCCTACCTCGATACCGATGGAACGCTGGCTGCGAATTCCGATTCCAAGATCGCCTCACAGAAGGCGGCCAAAACCTACGTCGATACCGGATTGAGCGGCAAACAGAACAGCCTCGGCTTCACGCCCGAGAATGCGGCCAACAAGAATGCCGTGAGTGGATATGCCGGCCTCGATTCCTCCTCAAAGTTAACCGGGAGCCAGCAAGTCTATGGAACAACCTCCAATACGGCCTGCCAGGGGAATGATTCGAGGTTGAGTGATTCCCGTGCGCCCAATGGAAGCGCGGGTGGCGATCTCAGTGGCTCCTACCCGAATCCGACAGTGGCGACCCTCAACGGGCGAAACGTCCAACAAATCCTCGCGTCCGGTCGTCAAACGGCAACCGCCACGGGCACAGGTGACCAAGTACTGTACACGCTCGCCATTCCAGGCGGAACACTAGGGACGAGCCATGCACTGCGCATCGTGTGGTGTGGGCGGCGCACAACGGGCAGCGGCCAGGTGACGTGGAAAACGAAGTACGGCGGCACAACGCTTGATTACGGGGCAGGATCGATGAGCAGTGCAAATGCCAGGCTTGACGCGCTGCTGTGGGCCGATGGTGCAACGAATGCGCAGCGGTTTGATGTGTGGTCAACTGTTGGCTCCAGCATGATCCACACGGCTGTTGGCACGTCCACGGCTGCTGTCGACTCCAGTGTGAGTCAAAACCTTACCCTCGAAATCGCGCTGGCCACTTCAACCGACGTCGTAACGCTCGACTACGTTCTCGTCGAATTTATCCCGTAAGCACCCAAGGAGAGGAGCTTCACCCCATGATTCAAATCATCGCCGCTTTAGCCGGTATCGGTCTGGATGCCTACGGCCAGTACAAAGCCGGCCAACAGCAAAAAACCGCGGGCTACGTCAACGCCGCAACGATCTCCGACGTGTCGGAGAAGAACGCGCAGCTCATCGAACAAGGTTCCGAGCTGAATGCCGAGGTCGACGACTGGAACGCGGCCGCGCTCGATGCGCAGTCTCTCGATGCCATCGAACGCGGGAAGCAGGTCGAACTGGATTTCCGCAGACAAGTGAAAGGCGTCATTGGCTCCCAACGTGCAAGCTACGCCGCCTCCGGTGTGGACGTCTCTTCGGGTTCTCCTGTCGATGTGGCGGTCGATAAGATCGGAAGAGCACACGTCTGAACTCCAGTCACCCTCCTGAAT